AGGTTTATCTTGTCGATGAACACAAGACAAGTTGTCGGTGTGCCAATTGTGGATCCGAAACCAAGACATTCCGATGGTGTCAAAACCCAAAGTATTGGAAAGAGAATATCATCAAGAGACATGGACTACTGCGTTGTAAAAACGGATGTGGGCTGTGGAACAGAGATACGAATGGGGCGATTAATATCTGGAAGATTGCTAAGGAGGCAATAGGAAGGAGAGAAAGACCAGAGTATCTCAAACGAACAAAGCGTTCAATCAGTGGGGTTACATCGACACCCACGACCCAAGATTTACACGAAGATCCATTAACATTTTAAATGTCGGACGGTGTAAAGAGGTCGTTCCTCTTATGATCACCCTCACCACGGTCCCCGTATCAGCCAGGCAACTCGGATTCTTAGCAACGCTAGGAGTTGGTGTACAAGAGTACAAGGATCTTCTGGAAGAAACACTGGAAAACAAAATACATCAATGTCTTGAATGGTTTGAAAACGACCCCTTTGCTTTCGACATTCTCGTCCATTCACCTTCAGACCGTCGGCGATACCTGGAAGCCTTGTTCCCCAAATAAACAGTCCTCATGCAATGGATATTTTTACAGACAGACGATGTAAAAATAAAAGAAAATTCTACCACCTACCGTTGTTTCCGAAGATTACCATGAGAATTCTCCAACGTCTCCCATAAAGTCTGAATCAACTTCAGTTTGTCTTCATTCACGGTTTCACAATCATCCTGCCATAACCCGTTCGTGTCCATCGAGACCGCCACCGTCCAGAAAAACGTATCCTGAATACCGTGTTGTTTCAAATACCGTATAAATCTCTCCGTCCACCTCACCTCCTCCGGCTCTTCCTGTTTAAACCCCCATTCACCGACCACGACCTTGCCGGGTTGATTGGCAAAGGGTCCAAACGACCAATCCCAATCGGTTTCAAATTGTTCATGACTGGTGAAAATGTACTTGTGAATGGTGTACTTGATCCGATCCTGAAAAGGAAAGACGGAAAGATTAATATCATGGAGATCACCACCCCAGTGAGTACCCCCTGCATAGTAGACGAAGCGGCCCGGATATCGATTTTCAAGGGACTGGATGATCTGAATCAGGATCCCGTTCCAGGCTTGGCTATCTTCTCCCTGATTCTCATTGAAGACATCGACACCAAGAAGGGAAGATTGATTTTGGTAGCGATCGAGAATCACGGTCCAACGGTGGATGAATTCGGAAAGGTCCATATCTTCCATGGGATTAGGACCTTGATGAGAGGCCCAATTGCGGTGCGCGTCCAGGACAATTTGGAAGGAATGTTGTTGGGAAGATTCAAAAAACGAGTCCATTTTAGAAAAATCACCCTCGTGAACCCATTCCATGGAAAACGGGAGACGAACGGTATTAAATCCCATCTCACTCATTTTCTCAAGATAATACTCTGGAGGGTGTTTCCAAGAACAGACCAAATCTTTGCTCGGTGTCTCAAGTCCATAAAAATTAATGCCCTGGATAAATCCAGCTATAAAACACGGTAGAAGCAATAAAGACACCCAAAACAAGAGGTACCTCATTCTTCCCTACCTATTCAAAGGAAAAAAATTGTCGACCACGTTGTTTTCCTTCTCCGGTGCGTTGTACCCGAGTTGGTAGTGGTTCACTCCTCGAGAAAAGAAAAAATAGCAGGGCAGACGTTCCGCTACAAACGGATGAAAGGGAATATAGGTGCGTTGAAAGACGGTCCATATACGTTGGTTCTTATTCTTCCACATGTACCCGCTGTTTTGATTCACGAGTGACTTGATTTGTGAATGATGAACCATGTGATGCATGGCGTTGCGTAACCAGATGGAGTATTCGTTTACCCAGGAAGGCCTGGCCATCCAATAATTTCCGTAAAAAGCCTTGATTTGTTTGCTAAAGATCAGTGAAGGCTCTTCGTCCATAGCCTGGATAACAAGAGTTAAGATTCGTACAATGCCCGGATGAGATCTTTCCGCCTGTTGAGAAAAGCTCATGGGTCTGGTCGTGCTCTGATGATAAAAACTGACTAAATCGGGATCGGTATTTTCGTTATAAATGTCATAGGTTAAATATTTATGGAGACGTTGTAGATTAATCTTATCAGAGGCTTTGTAGGCCAAGGTACCCACATAATCTAGACCTTCGAGGGACAGAGTAGGAATCACGTGGGCGTAAAAATGGCTCTCCAGAAACACAGTGCTTTCAATCCGGTGGAGGACGGCCCAAGGAAAATGTTTGAAATTACGGTGCGCTTGGTGGAAGGATTCGTCGTCATGACACAAAATATAGATCCTAATTTTTTTTTTATGATGGTCCATTCAAAGTAAATCACGAAGATCCTCTACTATATCATTGGATTTTATTTTCTTCCTACGTCACTGGCCCGGTGTTCCTCGTCTCGATAGGTCTCGATCAGAGGACGATACAAAAGAGATTGAGAAAGGTGTTCGAGAAAAATGGGAAACATGGGGGCATGTTGCGCTGGCAACAGGGGGGCAGGAGTTGGGGAGTCTCGCCAACGAAAGGCTAGAAACTGCAAGATATGCTCTAAAAAGACTCTGTCACGTTCCGTGGGACCGTTCTGATGCCATAGACGGAGGCGTGCTAACGGAATGGCCAATCGTTGACGCAGAGCCGCGACCCGTTGGGCCTCGGCCGCAATGGCGGCTTCTCGACGTTCTTCTTCTCTCTGCTTGTCGAGGTACTCTCGACGGCTTTCCTCCATGGCTCGTCGTAAATCCATGTCTTCCTCCCGTTCTATGTTGGAAAGTGAAGGAAGCAAACCGACCAGACGTTCGCGGCAGGTATCATCTGCAGGGCGAACCTGGTCCTCCTCATCCTCCGCTTTGAATTCTTCGACACCTCCCCCTTGAACCGCGACCACGGTCTCCTCTCTCCTTTGTTTTCGTGTTTGTCTTTTTTTACGTTCCATGAGGATGGTAATTTTTTTTAAGGTGAAAGAGCCGTTGAAATCAATTTTGGAATCTTTGGAGAAACAATTGTGTTCAAGGATGGAACTGTCCCGCCCATGAGCTTTCGGAACTTGCCCCATTCTTGATAAAAACGAAAGGCGTCCCACCGCTTGCTTGGAAGAGGATGAAGCATGCCTTTCAGAATGAAATCCAGTTGAGCCAATAGAGGAGGATTTTTGGGAAAAAGCTCGTATTTCCTATAAAAAAGTTGGTACAGGACGAGTCCGAGTCCATACGAATCAATCTTGGCCGGTTCGTAACGCAAACTTTTTCTTTGAACCGGATCGGAATACACCGTCAGATAGGATCGAAGAAATTTGGGTAGACTCCGTAACAGACGGGGGGAGGGTGGACGAGCCGTTTCGGGATGGAGCAGGGTTTCCGTCATAAAGGTAATGGCTTCTGGATAGCCTTTCAGTAACAAGATGGGAAAATAATAGTCGGTTAATTCCTGACGATCCTCCTTGTCGTTCCATCGGACAAATTTTCTTTTTTTGGAAGAAGAAGACGAATGATACATTCCCATTCTGTCCGTCCTGGGGTGGTAGTAGACTTCCAGAGGCCAGGCAAAGTATATATAGTCAGGAAATATCGTTTTCGCGGATGAATACGGTTCCAAATAATCGTAATCCACGATCCCCATTTTTCCCTCCTTATTCATCATGATATTCTCCTTCTTCACGTCTCCGTGAATAAATCGATGCGTCTCTAACAATACCATGGCTGCGGCGACATGGTGGAAGGATCGTATAATCTTATGCAATTCTTCGGTGGTAAACACCGTTTCCAGGCTGATGCCCTGATTTCGCATCCGAATCGTCTTTTTTTCGGGAATGGTCAAGAGAAGAGGACTTCGTAGGTACTCTCGACTCGGATCCACCTTGTTGGCGTACGTTTCCTTACGGACACTCGTCTTGTAATCCTGTTCCGTACCAAATTCCTTATCAATCACTTGGTTTCGTGAGGGAACATTGTTGGGATCATCATAACGCATGATGGGATATACCTTGCCAAAACTTCCCGACCCTAGCAAAGGTCCACGATCATAAGGAGAGACGTGTAGATTGATTTCAAGCCATTTCCGTTCTTCCTTGGGAGAAAGACGAAACCACCACGGACAGGTCCATCCCAGCCACCATTTTCCACGTCGTTCTCGACAAGACGTGAGAAGGGTTTGTTTAAAATTAGCGCGAAGCGCCTTCCAATCTCGAGACGGATCCTGTTCTTCCTGTGATGAAAATCGTCCTGGCCTCACGTTTCGCAAAAGTTTCTGTCGCTGTTGAGGATCAAGTTCCAACATGTCCTTTTTTTTCTTGGCAAGAAAAAGAAAAAATATTCCACGTGACTTGAGTACAACTACTTGTCAAAACTCTGCAGACACTGACATGTTTTCTTTCTTGCTTGAAACAGCCGTGGAAAGAAAAACAAAATTCACACCTTAGAGAACAGAATGAGGAAAGTAGCTGGCGTGATGCTGAAAGTCAGATTGATTGATGACACGGGATTGACGGGCCATGAGGTCCTCGCGAAAAGACATCTGGTCCTGATCAAACGAATATTCGGCGATATTGGCCTGATTGGTAAAGAGAGGAATCTTGTCGTACTGGGGTTTCAAGGCACCCATGGGATCTTGAAAGATAAAGGGAACCACGGCGCTCTTGATCACATAAACAGGCTGATTATAAAGTTGACTCTGATCGGGATCCAGCCAGTACTGAATATCTCCCGGAACGATCGAAGAATACCCATTATAAAACTGAGGTTGAATCTTGTTTTTACAATCATAAATGTTTTGAAGAGGCTGAGTGTTTTTAGTTTGTAACGGGGGCCTGTCCAATTCCAGACGGATGTTCCGAATCGGATCGTACAAACGAGGATCATTCGAGGTACAGGTCGTCTCGTCCGCAGACGTGTAGAAAAAATCCCGAGCATTCTGAATGTCACGCTCTGTATTCAAATACCGGACCCCATTGATCTGCTCGGTCCGATACTGAACCGGATTTGTCCCATACACCCCCCTTTCCATCGTGAACGACATGTCTTCTTCTTTTTTTGTTTAGATAGAGGATAAATTTTTACTCTTGTTTTTCGTTTATTTAGACGGATTCGGTATCCATGGCGCCGAGGTCGGGAATGTCGTCGGGGTTGATGGAAGGACCTCTCATTTTTCGTTTTGAAGCCTGACTCGCCGCCTGACTTTGAAAAGAATTCATCATGCCCATGACATTGCTGCCTGTCTTTTTCATAATCATCTTGGCAATAATAAAGATGGTGGCGTTCCCCAGTACCAGGATCAAAAGACGAACCTCCACGGGCCACTGCGATCCACCGGGTACATAGGACTTTTCTCCCAGCTCGATGAGCAAACGTTCATACTGGTTCATATTGACAATCTGTTGCTGTGTAAAGCCCTGCATATCAAACTTGAACAGATACCCCAGGATGAATTCCATCACCATAAATCCACCAATCAGGAGCTGTTTGTAGTTGTCCACACAAGAATCCAACGAGACACGACGGAGTGTGCTTTCATACGAACGCGACATTTGTTTCAGATCCGAATGAATCGTATACTCTGGGATTTCAATGTTCTTGTAGGATTTTTTCAATAGGTCAAATTTGAACAGCATTTCTCGTTTCAATTCTTCCTCTTCATCCTCCGTCCGGTAAATGCGGTCCAGGTTCGGAATCGTCTTACGGGTATGAATCTCACCGGTCTGTTCCAATTCAGACAGTTTGGGGGGAAGGTTTTCATTCAAAATCTTGGCGTATTTCTGACTTTTGGTCATTCCACCTGCCACCGCACCACTCGAAAAAGTCGGCTTCTTTCTTTCATGAATTCGACCCTCCATTTGGTCTTCTTTTTCCTCCTCTTCCTCTTCCTCTTCGTCGTCTCCTTCTTCCTCCTCGTCCTCCTCTTCCTCTTCCTCCTCTTCGTCGTCTTCCTCCTCCTCCTCCTCCTCTTCCTCTTCGTCACTATCATCTTTTTGGATAACTTGTTTGGTTTTTGTAGGGAGAAAGGTCGACGGCGGTTCCTCCTCCTCCTCCTCCTCCTCGTCGTCGTCCTCTTCCTCCTCCTCTTCCTCTTCCTCTTTGTCCTCCTCGAGTGCCGCATCTTCGTCGTCGTCTTCTGAATCCATTCCTTTGAGAGGAGGACGGACCGAGGATGCCGTGGAAGAAACCGCCGATCGTGTGGAGACAGAAACCTCCGATCCATCCTCACTTTGGTTTTCCGAGATCCGTGAGGTCGGAAGAATTCCCCGGCTATTTTTCTTCTGTGAAGAAGAAGGAGGATTCCTTCCTGTAAAATAAGAAATATCCGACTTGGTATCGTCCGGGTCATACTCGTGATTCACCAGATTCTGTTTGACCTTGTCCTTGTTTTCAATCAGTTCTAAATATAATCGAGGCATCTTGGGCAGTCCCCTCGAATCGTTTCCACTTTTTTTCAAATCAGGATTACTCACCTTGTTTATATTGAGCTTTAATGGTGCCGTGATTCCTCCTCTCGTTGAATCCATCTTCCTAGTTTAGCTTCTTGTTTCCTTTTGCTTAAATGGATTTTCATTTCGATGAATTGGGTGGGAGGGAACGTGTACCGAGGTTCCTTTTTTTTTCTACAAAAAATTTTAATTTTCTGGCTAAAAGAAAAACACTAAAATGTCTTGTACCGACAATTATTGTCACGACATTGGAGAACTTCTCCTTTCTATTCGTGCGCAGTATGAAGATTCGTGTGCCCATTCTGAATGTACCAGTGTCCTCTTACCCACTGAAAGAAAAGTTCTTGCGGAGTATGTTGCCTGGGAGTTTCTCGATAGGAGGGTCATGGAGCTGGCGAGATGTTTTATTCAGAACGGTTTGCGTCAGAAAAAAGACAAGATGATCAAGGAATTCATCGTGATTTCCTCCCAAGATCTGACTGGACGCGTCAATCCTGAACGCAACATCCTTTCTCAGGTTCGGCAGTGTGAGAAGTTAGGTCTGGACACGCTTCTTTCCGAGGCGCGTTTTCTAGGATCCATCGCCACTCTCTTGCGTACACGGTCTACTCCTATTTCGTTGAACTATATTCGCAAGATCCTGTCTGATACGCAATGGCGTTTCAAGACCAGTTTCAACCAGGTCCAACAAGAAGCCATTGACAGCCTGCTCAAAATCTTCCATCACTACATTGTCGGAATTCTCTGTGGAAATCCCGTCCGCGCCTGGAGCCCCAATGTGACCTATGTCTATGGACTCTACGCCACCAAACAACCCAACGCCAATCAGTACCAGTTCAGCTGTTTAACGGAAAAGATACCCACTCTCGAGCCCAACTCGTGTTTAGAGACGCTTCAGGTGATGCTTTTGGAGGCTCGTTGTACACCCGATCTTTTTCTGTCGATCCTGGCGCAGATCTCACTGACACTGGAGCTTCTCCAGGCGCACGACGGGTTTGTACATTTTCATCTCCGGTCTGATACCCTGCTGATGCGTCCGGTAACTCGGATCGGTGGTGGACGAGGCCTGGTCTGGAATTATCTGGTATATTCATCAGAGTACACTCTCCGAAATATCCAGTTCCTTGCCACCATTCAGGATTTTGGGTACTCTTGTTTTAGTGCGCAACAAATGAAAACCGGACAGACCACGATGGACGAGCCCTTTCAAGGCATGGGCACTGGAAAACGGTACGGTATTATGGACTTTATGATTCCAGGTTATGATTTATTTTCTTTTCTAAATGATGTTCGTGCCAAGCTCAAGACGAGTCTGGATCCCGACAACACCAAATCCTTTCTCATCCAGCCTGAAAAGCAAGTCAATAATCTCGCCCTTCTTCAGATCGTAGACCACATCCTCACCCAGATTTTCGAGGCCCCCGACTTTTTTACGGGCAAGGCCATACTCTCCGACAATGACCTGAATGTCTACAATGTCCTCTTGTGTAAAGGAGCGGGTCTCTCTCCCCTCCGTGTTCTTGAAAAACTCGCCTCGGACCTCGCCCTGGAAAACGGACCTCTGTCCGCGTTGCGTCTCACCGTCCCCTGGACGATCCAACACCGCGGATCCTTCCTCCCTTCGGCCGTCACTAAGAAAAAGATTCCCACCTTTCTCTCGGACATCCTTCCGAACTGGAAGACCATGATTGAGGAGGATAATTTTTACCGCCCCCATCCCCTGCCCTCACTGGAAGAATTAGGATCCACCATTTCCAAACTCGTCGATCTGGTCATGGAGAAGCGCATCTTTACTGGATTCGATTTCCGACCTCTTCACATGCCAGGAAATCTACCGAATCAAGAAGCACTTGATTTTTATGATCGATTTGTGCTGGACCCCACGAGTTTCTATCACCCTTTCCTTGAGAATACCCTGCTCTATTACAATCTTCTGACCAATTTTCTGGATGTCTACTATTACAAGTTCCATGTCAAGGATGAAGAGTATACTCGGTTCTTTCTTTCTCGGTACGCACAGATTAGCAAGATCCTTGGATTTGCCCTCAAGTCCGGTCATCTGAGTCTCGTGGCAAGCATTGTCCGTTTCAGTCAAACCATCCATAATATCAAGAAACAAATGAAAAATAATAATTGTTGTGCGGCCACCCGACAGGGCCTCGGAATCCTTGGTCTACCTGTTTCGCAGCAACAACAACAGCAAAAGAAATCATTGGGTCAGCAACAATCCTCTTCCTCGTTTCCCACCACCCCTGTGACGTCCCCCATCTACACCCTTCCTTCACAAACCAAACAACAGCAAAAACAGCAACAATATCGTCTTCCGACGCTTCCCACGATCCCCGCTCTTTCCCAGCAACAACAAAAAGTCTTTGTCACTCCTTCACCCCCCACATTCTCACCTCCGCTTCCCAATGGTCAACAAGTACCACCGCCTTTACAAAATAATAATCAACAACAAAAAAAAAATCAGATACAACAACGAAAGAGTTCATAAAAAAAAAAAGTGCGCATTGCGTTTTTAGTCTAGTTGCTGGAAGACTAAAAAACAAATTAACTAGCGTACCGTCCCATCAACAGTCTAACATCATTTTTCATTTCCTGGAGCCACTCGCAGTCTTTAAACGTAGAAGACAAACAATCCATTGGTGTTCTCCCTTGTTTCTCATACAACTGCATGGCATATCCTAAATGGTCGTTCTCGATATTCTTTTGTTGATTGATCTTCTTACCGTAATTTTTCATCACCCAATCTATCAAACTCATCAGTTTTGCGCTTTCCTCGAGAGAGATCAGATATTTGAATTCAAGTACCGAATGTATCATCCTACCGTTTTTCTCAATGGGTGGAGGGCTTTCCCCTTTAAGGAGGACGTGAAAACCTCTTTTAGCTCCGACTCGATCCAAGGTTATGGCAATGGTTACGTACGGTTGGTTCTCTTCCATCGGTGTCGATGAAAACATGACTTCATAATAAAACATCTTTTGATTCAAGAGCCAACAAAATGCAAACTTGACCGTTTTTTGAAGTTCTCTCCACGCTACATGCTGACGTCGTTGAAATGTTACCGCCTCTTTATTCACCGTCATCCAGTTCTTGGTTGCTTTTGGTCCCATCCACGTTGAAATATCCTTAAGGAGTTGGTCAGGGACTTTTTTTCCATTTTTTTTTCCCAGCATTTATTTTCTTACACCGAAAAAAAAAAAATATATTTTTATTCTTCTCACCAGCAGCCTCTACGTGTGGGTACTTGGTTCAAAACATCCAGGATAGCACGCGCTTCCGGACGGTTTTTGGGATGGAGTTCGAGGCAACCGCAAATGAGGGGTCGTAACGTCGATGGTGTTCGAACAAAGGGAACTACCCAGGTGGGAGAGTAAAGTTCGGTCACAGTGCATCGGTTATAAAGCGGTGTTTCCTCCCATATCTCATAGAGTGTGCATCCCAATCCCCAGATATCAACCTGGGTATTATAGGTGGAGGTAGTCGGATCAAGAATCTCGGGTGCGGTGAAATAGAGCGTCCCGATATTCTTGGTCATGGTCGTTTCGGGGACCTTGTGCTCTCCCAGTAACGACAAATCGTTTTCAACGCTACGGTGACACTTGAGCAACGAGATGTCCATGAGTTTGGAAAGGCCGAAATCAGAAATCTTGAGGTTGCCCTGATTGTCCATAAGAATATTGGTCGGTTTGACGTCACGGTGGATCACGTACTGCGGCTTTCTTTCGTGAAGGTACAGCAACGCGATGCATAACTGGATCGACCATGTTTTCTTTTTTTGTGTGTGGAGACACCATGGAAATATCGCAAACTTTATCTTTTCCATGACCTGTCGGAGATTGCCACGAGGCATCCATTCCAGGACCAGTATAAAAGGGTCCCAGGACACTCCGAGAATCTGGACAATGTGTGGGTGGTGCATCTTGGTCAGGATATCAATCTCCTTCTTCAGATGAATACGGTCGTGGGGTTTGCATTGAGGGTTGAACTTTTTGACGGCCACATCGAGACAACGCCATTTTCCCTTGTAGACCGTGGCGTACTGACCCCGTCCTAAAATTTGAGTATAGTCGATGGTTATTTCACGAGGATCAATAAACCACTCGTCCTTGTTCATGATTATTGAATCATGAGAGGTAGAGAAAAGTAGTCAATTTTATCTTGTCATCATCATCATGTTCGTTTTCGGGGTTTCCAACCGTGATTCACCGCATTCAAAAGTCGCACCATCGCCAACGCCTTTTCCTGTGTGGTGCCATACGCCTTGATTTCTTTGGTAATGACATTGTACACACGATACAAGTCCCGGTTCGGAAGTTTCCTTATTTTATACGGCATAGAGTGTCGTTTATCACTCGATGTTTTTTTTTGTGGAAAAATAAAACGAATGGAGGACAAGACGATTTCATGGTATGTACCTGGGAGGACCCTTCACGCCATCAACAAGATGGACAAGGATTACCGTTATACCTTGTCGGCCCCTTACGGTCAATTGCCGAATGATTTTAGACCGTTGACTCCGATGAAGATGCTACAGATGGGGGTGTTTGAAGGGAAATACCTGAATGATTGTAGTTCAGAATTCCCCAAGGAATGGTTTGTCCGCGCCCGCACCGTGTCTTCGCCCGATTCTTCTCCCGATATATCCTTGAATTATTACAAGGTCAAGGCTCGACAGAGCCTCAACGTATGGCGTCACAATGGATGGCTTTACGGTCCAGATAATCGGGGATGGTTTCAATGGTACTGTCGGTTCTACCTCGGACGCCGGATTCCAGAGGTGGATAAAAAACAGATTGCCCGTTGGAAATCATTCCAGTCTAGGCATGGTGCTCAATTACGATCCCATCTACAACAAGGTCACAATGTTCAGCGACTTCGTCAAGCCCTCCTTCAATGGGGTGTGAAACTTCATTCACTATCGCTCTAGTTTGTTATTTTTTTATAAATTCTTTTTTCCAATAAAAAACAGAAACAAATGGTATTTCAGGGACAGGCAGGTCAGGATCGATTTGTTTTGGCGTGTTTAGGAGGGAAGCACGGAGGAACCTTTTTGGAAATCGGATCCAACGATGCGATCCATAACAGTAATTCCTATGTCTTGGAAACAGAGTATGAATGGAAGGGTTTGATGGTGGACTCGGACGAGCGTCATGTCGCTTCGTACAAACTGCATCGGAAAAACCCCTACATTATTCATGACCCACAAACCCTCGATTACAAAGGTCTTTTACAGAAATGTAAATTCCCGTTGGTGATGGATTACCTTCAGATTCATCTCGAGGTGGAGAACCGTTCGACACTCCATACCTTGGAATGGTTGGAAAAGACCGTGTTTCCACAGTATAAATTTTCGGTGATTACCTTTACACATGACATCTATCGAGGAAACCATCATGATACACGAGCTCTTTCCCGTATTATTTTCGAGAAATGGGGTTATGTACGAATCTTTGAGGATGTCATGGACAACCTCTGCGCGTACGAAGATTGGTATGTCCACCCTCGCTTTATCTCTCCATCCTGGATTGATAAGGTCACCACAAGGTTTTCCCTAAACTGGAACGACATTATGAAGAGGATCGAGGAAGAAAAGGCAATACCTTGACGCTAACGTTTTTCTCGAATTCTCAAGAAGATTTTAAAATGTTGCGGACGTATAGAGACATGACGTCGCTCCTTCTTTATTCCACCCCTGTCGAGGGGATACCGATGCATCCGGAAGAGGTCGTTCCCGGATCAGAGGAGATTCTTTTGGGCTATGAACTCCTCGAATTGTCCACCTTTACTCAACCCCATCCTTCCGAGATGAACTGGGTAGGATGGACGGCCGTCACCGCCCTCCTTATCCTTTTTTGGCCACTAGCATGTGTCCCCTGCTTTCTCGGATGCTCCTACCCTGTCTTTCAACGTGCCGTGTACGGTCCTCGCGGACGTCGGGTCATTTACCGCGACCTTTCCGAATAGATATCTATTTCTTTCCAAAAAAAAATAGATTTATCGTTGAAGTTCACACGGAAAGAAGAATCGGACAATCGATCCCAGACGGTACTGTCGGAGGTAATAAGATAAGGTGAGTTCAGGACCGAAAACGTGGCGATCGGTTTTTTGAAGGATGGGACCGAGATGGGCAAAGAGCTGACAGTAGTATCGCATGGCTCGTACACTCCCAATGGCCATGCGATCATTGATGCCCCCATAGTCATCACCACTGGGAATGTACAGACTATGAGGATGATCTCGGGCATGGGTGAGTAGGAGATCCCAAGGCACCTTTTTTTGAGGACATATCTCCGTGCGGTACATCACCACAAAATCATAGTGAATCTTCGGATTCTTTCCGACATGATCTAACAACAAACGGTAGACTCTGTGTTTATTGACAAGAAAGCGGCACATGCGATCCAGGTAGTCTTTCCAGGAAGAAAAAAGTGATGGAAATTTACGGCGCATCATTTTGGTCAGATGAGGATCAAAATCCGCAAGATCATTGCGAACGGCGACAGGGTGGTAGAGGTCCTTAAATCCCTCTAAATCCTCTTCCAATTCTTGGCTATGACTAAGGAAAATATCACAATCGTGACCTTGTATGAGATGGGACTGGAATAGAGGGTAATGAATTTTCCAGGACCGGATTCGTCCTGCCAACAATACAGCAATCCGCATCTCCTACTTCTTCACCAACATTTAAAAATCGATTCTTTTTGCAAACTTTATGGTATTGTTGATCCATCTCCATCTAGTTTTTTCTTCTCTGAAAGAAGAAAAAACTAGATGGAACACCCTTTAACGCGGGAGTTCCAGGTAGTAAAGACTTTTCCGAAGGACGACATCACATGGTGACAGGTCTTGATACCGAGGACGCTGAAGGTAGGTTTTGAGGTAAGAAAGGGGTTTAGAAACGAGTTCTTGTTCGGCTCGTTTTCGTGCCTCGGAAAATGAAGGACATCCTACAGATTCAAAACGAACACTCTGAATCATTGATGCGTTTGTATTCACCGTGGTATGAGACGTTACGATGGAAATACATCGTGGACAGGAAACGATCGTCTTGTAAATGTTCATGTTAGATTTATAATTTATAATTTTAATTTTCTCTTTTGTAGTAAGTCTTTTAATTTTTGGTAGGCTTGTGTCAAATTCACAAATTTTTGGTTAATAACTTTCATCATCTCTGGAGTACTATTAATAAATTTATCAGGGTGTAATGTCCTAGCTGCGTTTTTATATAGAGAACCTAATGATTTTTGATTGTGTGGGTATTGTTTTGAAGGGTCGAATTGTAGGAACTGTTTAGCTATCTTGAGTTGTTGTTGGGTCCACGGTTTCTTTGTTTGTTGTTTAGGTAGATGACTTTCTACACAGGTTTTTGATATGTGGATAAAGGAAATGTCAATCGTTTCGCTACGTATCCTACAAACCCGTCGACGGTTTTTGGGGTTATACTATCATCCTTAAGATAGTCGTTGAACCATGTATCCAAATCGTTTTTGCGACCGGGAATGGCGTATTCCAAGAAACTGGGATTTTTTTCAGACAGGCCTTGAAAGGAGTGACGATTTTTGGTGAAGTCATTTTACTATTTAAAAAGAAAAAAAGGAGTTTTTTTTTTTTAATTGAAGCGATGGGATCAGGAAAGAGTCGTCGTGTCTTTGGTGGTTTGAAGGGTCAAGGTTTGAAAAGGGGCGACGTAGTAGGGAATAGGTGTGGTATCTTTCAAGACGGTAGGCGTGCTAAACATGGAATTCTGGACGGTATGGAGTTGAATGATGGAGACATTGACGGGGTTGGGAGAAATATTAGTGATGAAGAGAATAAAGGTGGGATAGGTGGGATTTGTTCCCCAGTCTACCGTCATGAACATGTTATTCTGAATGGATAGGGAACAGGCATAGACCGTCAGACCGTTGATATTCGTGATCCCTCCTCCCTGACTGATATTCGTGGTGGTGGGAACGAGGAAGGGAAAGACACCGGACATGAGAGGAAACGTGAGGGTGAGAAAAGACGCGGACAATCCAGACGGTGAGATCGTGTTGATAGACGAAACTCCGAGGGTGGTAAAAGGGCCTGACATGGGTCGTTCTTTATCTCTGGTCAAAAAAAAAAAATTGAAACAGATGGTGGAGTTTGGAAGAATTAAAAAAAAAATCATGACCACCCCTCGGACGACAGGAGTCGCCTATGAACGGATGGATCCTATCTCCCATATCCACAAACGACCCGACATGTACATTGGTTCTCTGGCCAAACGAGTACAACCCGGAGAATGGGTTTTTGAGACGACAGAAAAACAAATGCGGTTCCTAAAGGAACCCGTATACTCGGACGGTCTTTGGCGCATCTTTTTAGAACCCATCTCGAATGTGGTGGACAATGTCTGGCGATCCAAACAGGCAGGCGTTGATTGTAAAAAGATCACGGTGGACATTCAACGAGAGACGGGTGAAATCCGTATTGGGAATGATGGGTTGTCAATTGCGATTGAGGTGAATGAGGCCTCGGGCCTGTACAATCCCGAGCTGATTTTCGGGAATCTGTTAACCTCTTCCAACTACAATGACGAGGAGGACCGGTTGTCCTCGGGAAGGAACGGTCTGGGCGTCAAGCTGACCAATGTCTTTTCGACCCGGTTTTCGATTGAATGTGGCGATCCGGATCGTGGAGTGATCTATTCCCAGACGTGGACGAATCATATGCGTCAGTGCGAACGCCCGGTAATCCGAAAGAAAAAGAACAAGGGCTATACCCTGCTCTCTTTTACCCCGGATTTTTCCATGTTCGGGATGGAAACCTTGGAGGAGGTGATGGTAGGCTTGTATCACAAGACCTGTGTGGATATGGCTATGGTCTCCCGTGTCCCCGTGTTTCTCAACGGGGAGAAAATCCATCTCCACAATCTAAAAGAGTATGTCCAGTTGTATCCACTTGATACGAAAAACATGATTGCTTGGGAAAACAAGGAGCTTCAGCGAAAGAAGGAGGAGCAACTAGAGGTGGTTCTCTGTCCGGCCATGGGAGAAGAGTATCACGAGGTGGGGTTTGTGAATGGCATCTACAACCGAGAGGGAGGAATTCATGTCGAGACGGTGGCCTCAGAACTATGGAAAGGACTGCTGGCCAAGATCAACAAGGGTCGAAGCACCCATCTCTTTTCGGTCAAGGACATTCGTCCCCATTTCTTCCTCTTTGTCAACGCGTGGTTGGTGAATCCCACCTTTTCCAACCAGAGCAAGACGCGTCTCCTTTCACCCGCTCCGCGCGTGAACATCGAGTCTCGTTTCCTTCAAACCATCTGTACAAAATGGGGGTTCATGGACAAGATGAACGAGCTCCTCAAGATGAAGGAAATGACGTCGCTGAAAAAGACCGAGAAAAAGGCGAGAGGATATCATCGGATCGAGGGTTTGGATCATGCCAACAAGGCGGGAGGCAAGGAGGCCAGTGATTGTACACTGATCTTATGTGAAGGATTAAGTGCCAAGACGTACGCCGTAACCGGAATAGAAATGGGATGGAATGGGCGGAGAGGTCGGGATTATTTTGGGATTTTCTCGCTCAAGGGAAAACTATTGAATGTACGGAATGCCACCTTGGAAAGCATGTCCAACAACAAGGAGATCACCGCCATCATCCAGGCCTTGGGACTCCGGTACAAGACCGACTATGGTCAGGACGCAGAGTTTGCTCAGCTTCAGTATGGGCGGGTCATGATTATCACGGACGCGGATGTGGATGGGCTTCATATCGCCTCGCTGATTGTCAACCTCTTTCATGTTTCTTTTCCCTCTCTTCTGCGTCGTGAGCAGGCCTTTCTGTACTGGATGATGACTCCTGTCGCCAAGATCTTTCGTACGGCGCCCACCTCGACCCTTACCTTTTACAACGATTTTGACTACCAACAAGCACTGCGGGATCTTACCGGCGTCCGATTCAAGGTCAAATACTACAAAGGACTGGGAACCTCGTCCGACGAAGAGGTTCGAGAAACGTTTGGAACCAAGGTGGTCTCTTTTCAGATGGACGAAAAGACGGATGCGAGCATGAGCATGGTCTTTAGCAAAAAGGCGGCCAATGAACGAAAACGGTGGATGGAGGAGTATGATCCCATGAACTACGTAACTCCTGTCGACACCTATGACATTACTCAGTTCATCAATCAGGAGCATATCAAGTTCTCGATTGATGATTGTAAGCGCAACATTCCCAATCTGTATGATGGTCTCAAGCTCTCGCAGCGCAAGATCCTGTACTCCATCTTCAAGAA